AAACTGAGCAATGATGGCTTGCTGAATCAGCGAAACGATATTGGCCGGTAGCGTTGGGGAATTCACAATGGAGACGGCGAAGAGTACGGAGGTACTCGCGGGGCGGTTGAACTTCACTGGATAGGACGGGTAGGGAGCACTGTAGTTGCCGGTGTCTAGCACGGTAACGGTAGTGTTGCCGTTGTAGTCGCAGCCGGTGTCTTTCTTGCTCCAAATCGCCTCCGCTACATCCGCGTCTAAGCCGCCCTCAACCGCAACGTAAAGCGAGTGCGGAAGCATGAGGTAATTGCTTGAGCCTTTGTTGACGACTGAGCCTTGCGTGTTGTCAATCACGTAACAGTCTAGGACGTTGGCGACTGCGAACACTGCCGCCTGGATCGCCTGCACGGAGCCGCGAGAGTTGGCGGCAACGGAGTTGATTCGCCGCAACTCAAACTCTTGCGGGGTCTCTACGTCGCGGCCTAGTACGCCGTCGCCGGGGTTGCTCACTGCATCCCAACCGGGGACGGACTGATAGACCCCCGTGAGCGTACCGGCAGGACACGCTATCGGCCCCGTAGCGACGTTAGCGAAGCTACCGATAGCGGTACCTCCCGCGCCAATCGTGACCGCCCCTAGCAGGGTATACGTGTTGCCGGACGTGTCCTGAGCGAGCGAGCCTGCGGGGACCGTACCGCCGCCCGTGAGGATGCACGAGACTACTGTAGGCTCCGCGCCCTTGCGGGTCATAAAGTACAGATTGCCGATAGCGTCCTGAAAGCGGCCCGTTGCGTATTGAGGATCTATCTGCGAGCATACGAGCGCAATCTCTGAATTCTTGTCTGAGATAATCGCCGCTTCGCTTGAGGCTAGTTGTCCCTGGGGGGTGTTGAGTGCCGGATTCACCCCGCCGCCGAAGGCATAATTTATGTCAATCTGTACTCCCGCGAGTACGTCATCTTCGGCGGGTACGATGAGACCTTGAGGCGTGAATTGAATCGCGGGAACGCTGCTAGAAAGTGGCACTGAGGGTTTCTCCCGATTCTATGGTGAAGTTGATTTGCCCCGTGACTGAGCGAGAGGTAAAAGACTGAATGACACACTGAGCGTTGACCACGCCGGGGACGGTCATAGCTTGGTCTGCGATTAGCTGCGTAAGTAGCGCGGCAGGCGGTAGCTCGCCTAGTACGGTGCCCTCGTAGGGGATGCCCTGCGTTGTGTCGTAATAGACTTCACCCAGGAACGTGCGGACGGCTGAGGCTACGTCCTGAGCGAGCGAGTAGGGCGGGGAAGCCATCGCGATATTGCCGTTGGCATCTAAGACTAGATCCCACGCAATTGTGTCAAGCAAAAGTGTATTAAACATGGTCACGGGATCGGCTCGCTCGTGAGCGGCAGGGGATGAGTCGCCGTGCTCTCATGTACGTGCGTCTGTAAGTTGATTCCCGCTCCCACAATGGCCCCAATCACCGTTAGATTCTGAGCTATCGTAACATCGCCGCCCTCTAAAGTAATAGCGGGGGCGTTGAGGGTAATTGCGGTCTCAGAGGTTACGGTGATGCCGTCCGTACCAAAGCGCACGAATTGGGTAGGGACTCCGTTGAGTATTCCCCCGAGATAGATCCCGTCTGAGAAATCGTAACTGCGGTAACTGCCTGGATTAGCTTGAGCCTTCGTGCTCTTTACCTTGCTGATATCGCGAGAGGCGAATACGGCCAAACCGATATCACCGGGTTGAGGGTCGATAATTACCGCGTTGGCTCCCCCCTGGATTCGCAGGTACGGCAGGCCGTAGACTACCGCGTGAGGCGTTGGGTTGCCTGAGCCGTCTATCTGATTCACGAGCGGCAACACGTCCACGAAGCCTACCGGGGATAGATCGCCATCATTGGTGCAAGCCTCTACCCGCACGAGAGTTGCAGTCTGCAACTTCGCGATAGCTTGCTGCACTGCAAAAATGATTTGGTTGTATTCGCCCCACGTTGTTTGAGGCTTCTGCGCTCCGGTATTGACTTGCTCGCTCATTGGGTAATTGCCAAACCGGACTTATTGCCGCGAACGGTTGAGAACCACGATCCCCCCGGCTTCTCTGACTCTAACCGGTGAGCGATAGATGTAACAATCCATTGCCCCGCCGCCTGCTGTATCTCCGTGACTACCGCGATGCTCCCGCCGAATTTTACGGCAGGATTGAATAGCATGAGGAAGTTCACCCCAACCCCGTCAAAGGTGGGATACCCCTTGAGACCGGCTCCCGCTGATACCTGGAGGATGCTCGTGCCCGTGCGCGGGGTGTTGGCGGGGGTGATGGCTAGTACGGTGTCGTCCACGTACAAATCAATGCCTGCAGCCCGTGCGAGTGCCTTAGCTTGCTCTAACGCGGTATTGGGCAAGTAGGGGTTAGAGAGTTGCACTGAGACGCCGTTATTCTCAAAGGTGTATCCCATCCCCGCCGCAATCTTCCCCATGACCGTAGCAACGTCCACGCTACCTTTGAAGCTGACCGGGGGGACCGGCTGCAACTGATTGAAGTAAGCGGCCTGAGCTTGGATCTGCATAAACACGTCCGGCATTGACTGGTAATTACCCCAGGCGTTCACGATGTTGCCGCGAAACACTAACGACTCTTGCGGCCCGTCAATCGCGTACACGGCAACCGTGTTGGGGATGATTGATTTTACTTGCCATTGCAGGGTAGTAATCGAATTCATATCGCTCTGACTTACGCCGTAAATCAGAGCGCGAAGCGTCCCCATCATCATGCCGCCAGCTTTATCAATGTCAGCTATGGCGCGGTAGCCTTGCAGGGTAATTTGATTGTTGTTCGATGAGCCGAAGGTACCGGTCCCCAGGGTGATAACAAAGCGAAGCTCTTTCGGATTGTCGAAGCTACTCATAGCTCTGCCGCTTCGCTCGCCGTCAAGTAAACGAGTTGGTAGCGCGAGCCTAGACCGTCAAAGGTAGGATCAGAGTACCCCTGAGTATCGGTAAAAAGCAGGTTGCCCACAAAGCCTAGATAAGTCGTAGGCACGAGGGGCACAACGTCCCGAGCGAGTACCGCGTTTGCAACGTCCGAGCCGTTTACGTTCACGTCCACGAAGAGACCGGTAGACCGCGTATATACGGCGAGTTGGCAATTCTGACCGGCTAGAACTACCTGCAATTGCTGAGACGGCACGGGTTGTAAGGCTATCTGCAACATTAGTTTGTAATTCCGAGTTTAGCGGCAATACTCCGAAGAGTCGAAGTGTCGGGAGTCTTCCCCTGAGTCATGCCGCTATTGGTCTGCGGAGTTGCGCTTGCAGCCTGGGGCGCAATGATCGGGGAAGCGGCAACCTTCGTGAGTGACGCGCTCACGCTGCGAGCTTCCTTGAGCGATATCTCAACGATGAGCAGCGTTGCCCCGCGAGTCGCTCGCCGCGCATAGGTGTACCGCTCAATCGTGTAATTCGTATAGGTCACGGTAGGGGTGACCACGTTGTAAAGGTCCGGTGAAGTGCAGGCATCATCTAACGCAGCGAGGAATGCCGTGCGGTCGCTCTCCGTACCCGAGAGCGCGAGCGTGACGGTCGGATTACCTGGGGTCTCAACCTTGTTGTAAGTAGCGAAGCCGCCGCCCTCAACGGGGAAGTCTGCAACGCGGCTCTCTTTCGTGTATCCCATGTCCAACGTTGAGAGCACGGTGAGCGTGCTACCCGTTACCGCGTTAGATATCGCCGCCTGGATTTGCTCTTGAGTAGTGAGCGAGTTGATCCCGAGTTGGTTCCCGCTGCTATCGAAGATCCCCCATTTCGGCGGTTGCTGCAAGGCGTTGAGAAGTAGAGTCTCAACGGTGCCGAGAGCGATAGCTAGCACGGGAGAGGATGCGATAGCTGAGGCGACGGGGCGCGTAAGCAAGGGGACGCCAGGATAGGCCGGGACGTTAGGAAAGGGGATATCAGGCATTTACCACAACCCGCTATTGGCCTGCGATGCAAAGAGAAAATCCATAGACTTCACCATATCGCGAGCGATGCCGTTTGCGTCTGTCGCCGCCGTCTGAATGTGAATGTCTCCGGTCTGCACGCTCATGCTTCGATCGGTCGATGAGTTAGACGCAGCCGGGGAAGATCCCGCCGCCGCAACGCCACTAGACGCCCCTGCGATGCCCCTTAGATATTGGGAATCGTAACGCTTGATACCACCTGCGTACTCGCTCTCTTTGCCTGCGTAGTAACCGCCTGCCTTGAGAGCCGCCGCGAATTCTTCGGGGGTCTTAGCCTTCGATGCGCCGGGATAGAGACCGGTGGGGCGCATGAGTTTC